ATGCTCTCAGATACCAAGATAAAATCTTTAAAGCCTAAAGAAAAAATGTACAGAGTGCTTGATGCAGAAAGGTTATACATTGAAGTAAGACCCTCTGGCAAGAAGATATGGCGCTTTAAATACACCCTGAATGGCAAAGAAGGAACCGTAAGTTTTGGTGAATACCCTATCGTTTCACTTGCCGAGGCTCGTAAAAAGAAAGATGAATCCAAAGCACTGTTGAAGGATGACATCAACCCTGTAGACGACAAGAAGAAAAAGAAGATCGAGGCTGTTACTGCCACGACCAATACTTTTAAGGCTGTAGCTGAAGAATACGCTTTGGAACAGATGAAATATAAAAGTGAGGACTACATAGAGCAGTTCAAGCGATCAATGCGAAAGGATATTTACAAAGTTATTGGCCATAAGCCTGTAAAGGATGTCAATTCCTCCGACGTGCTCACTATTATGAAAGACACTATGGTTAGGGTGAAGAAGCTTAGTCATTACGGCACAGGTGAAGCAGCAGCCAATCAGAACCGCAGATTTGTCAGCCTAGTAATGAAATATGCCATTGTTACCCTTAGAGCAGATAACGACCCCACATACGCTGTTAGAAGCGCCATAGAATCACCTGAAATTGAGCATGCACGACCATTAGAGAAAGATGAGCGTATCAAGCTAAGAACGCGCCTAGAGTTGTACGGTGGCACAACAACGGTCAGAAATGCCTGCCTAGCTATGATGTATTCTATGTTACGTGCATCTGAAATTAGACGCATGCAATGGTCCTTTGTGGACTTTAATGAAAAAGTGATTGAGTTTCCCAAGGCATCGAGACGACGCAAACAGGAGCGCAGCAACAAAAAGAACCATATTCATTTAGTTCCAATGTCGGATCAGTTGTGTGCCTTACTTAAAGAGCAGTATGAAATTTCTCAAAATGAGACTTATGTTTTTTCAGCGCCATTTAAAAACGATGAAATGCTAGCGAGAACAACGCTAAACAGAGCATTAGTTTTTATTGGGTTGCCAGAAGTCACCACACATGATTTTAGGGCGACCGCTTCCACTTTGTTAAATGAGAAAGGTTATAAGCCTGACTGGATCAATAAGCAGTTAGCGCATGTTGAGGAAAATAAAACAAGGGCGACATACAATCATGCAAAATGGTTGGATGATCGTAGAAAAATGCTCCAAGACTGGGCTGATATTGTTGATAGTTGGAAGGAGTGAGAATGAAAGACTGGCTCTACTTCTACATTGAACACACGATCAAATATGGTGAGCCATTCTATAAAGAGGTTGGCTGGTCTTTGGGGCTGAAGAATAATTATGTTGTTTTGAGTGGGGTTAAAAGTTGACCCTAGAAAACTCTATTCTTTCAAAAATTGTACTAAATTTTAAAATTAAATTTTTTATGCTCTTTTCCACATGTTACAATGCGCAAGTTCCAAAAATTGGAAAGTATTTAGATGATTATTACTAAGCTTGAATTAAAAAACTGGTATAGCTTTAAAGATTGCTCACTTGATCTTAGCTATCCAAGAAAAATTGTGGACTCAAATATTCCTTATGAGTATCTAGATGCATTTGAAAATATCCGTTTCAAAAGAGCAATAATTCTTTCTGGTGCGAATGCGACAGGAAAAACCTCATTTGCAAAAATTTTGTTAGCTATAAGAGGTTTTATTTCAAATGGGGAGTTGAGTAGTTATTTTTATCAGGGTTTCAATAAGAATGAAGACTCTCTAAGTTTTAATATTGAATTTATTGATCAAGACTCACATCCAGAAAGAATTGATTGTAGCACTCAGGATGGACCAATTAAAAATTATGACTTCTACCACCAATTAGAAGTGAAAGTAAGAAAACACTCGATGGAGCAGCATAAATTAATTTTTCAATTTTGCTATAAATCTGTAGAAATTAAAAAAAGCGACAGTATTGAGAGTTTAAGACTATTACTGGCTAGTATGGATGAAGAAAACCTATCTAAAAAAGCTAGAAAAAGTACTTATTTAAATTCATTAGATGACACCTACGGGACTAAAGATTATATAGAAAATTTATTTAACTTTAAGAATCTAGCGTTTACAAAACATTGGAATTTTTTGTATAACGATCATAATGATGATGTTGTACTAAATGCAAAAGCTAGACTTAACAAAGACACCCTAGAAGCCATATTAAAAACATTCGATCCAAGTATTGAAAAGGTTGATGACGCTTACCAAAAAGACAAGCCAGATGAGCCAAATGGTTTTTTTGTTAATTTCTATAATGGAAATAAAATATACATAAGTAATGAGGGTGCTGTAACAGATGAAAAGCATCTATTATCACTCGGTACATATGAATCTCTTAAAATTGCAAATTTCGTTTCGATAGTTTTATCTACTCAAAATAAAAGGGGCTGTACTTTCTTTTTGGATGAAGGGATGTCACATGTTCAGTCAGAAATTGAACGAACTATAGTCAACCTAATCATTCAAAAAATGAATCGCTATAGTCAATTTTTTTACACGACACACAACTATGATGTATTAGATATGAATCTACCTATTCATAGTTATTTGTTCATTAGAAAGGATGAAGACTTTAATTCTTATTTTATAAGAGCTGAAGAAACCTTCAAGAAAAATGATAGATCGATAGTAAATTACATTAAAAATGATGTACTTAGAACTTTACCAAATACAACCTTATTAGATGATATTCTTATGCAGGATTAATAATGAAAAGCAACATAGAATATTATCTAGTAGAGGGTGAATGTGAAGATCAACTTGTTAAATCATCAAGTTTGATCGGTAGGGTTGAGTTTCTGGATTTAAGTGAAAAAAGTGTAGAGCAGATTAATAGATGGTCAACCAAGCTTTCAGGAAACAAAAAGAAAATATTTTTAAATATAGTTTTTGATACAGATGTATTGTTGAATGATAGGACAATATTATTCAAATTTCTTGAGAATATTCGATTTCTTAAGAAAAAAGGATTTAATGTTAGATTGCTTCAACAGCATAAAAACTTTGAAGAAGAGTTGTGCTTTTGCCTTAAGGTCAACAAATCAAAGCTATTTGACAAGTTTAGTGCTAGAAACAATAGAGAGTTTAAACAAAACTTTATTGCTGAAAAAAAAGCATTTGTGAAGCTACAAGAGCTAAATCCATCGTTCACCATCTGGTCAAGTTTATGTATCTCAGAACTACAAGAGTTTGAAAAGTTAATTCATAATTATGATAAATTACCTAAAAAGCCCTCAAATTGAGGGCTTTTTATATCAAAAAATAAAAACTACCTAATCCTCTTGCATTGCCTTCTTTGGATTTGTGGTGCTATATACCAGATCATAAGAATGGGACGTTATTTCATAGATATTGTAATTTTCAAACACCTTTGAAAAACCAATTTGATTAAGAAACCCGACAATAATATTGTGATCAATTTCTTCACTATCAACCGGTTTTATATAGTTGTAAGCATATTCCCAATCATTAACTACAGCTCCCGATTTATGTATAAAGGTGGTATTTATTTCACCATTAACCCTATAAACTAAAATATACTTATAGTTAATTCCGTGCACTATACCATTAAAAGACATAGTGTTTTTCATTACCCCTCGATAAGTATCCCTTAATTCTTGTTTAACTTCGGACTTGCACTTAATCAGCCCACCAGATGAATCTAAATATATTTCTGAATTTGCATATACTGGATTATATTCATCCTGACCTATATACAATGACGTATAAGGTTCTGTTTCAATTGAAATTGTCTCATAAGCCTTCAAAATTAATGGAGGGTTGCACTTATGTAGATTTAAAAATATTTCTTTATCAAAGACCGCGTAAACTGCATAAATGCACACTGGCTTATCTTTTTTATTAATCAAAACAATGTTGCTTATACGTGTAGCAGAAAGTCTATCGCTAACAACCTCATACTTCGCGTAAACAGAATTCCCAACTTTTTTCACATAGAAAAATATTGCAAAGCAGGTAGATACCAGAACTACCAAAGGCCTAAAGATAGCATCTATAAAATCAAAAAACTCTTTCAGGTATTCCATGTATGATCTTTTTTAAATAGTTGAAATATATCATTTCCAGATAATACACTCTTCTTTAAAATTTGGTTTCATGAAATACCTGTAAATTGACATAGGTTTTACTTGAGGGCTTGTACAATAGCACCATGCTTCGCCTTACAGTCATTGTATTTGGCAACCACATCAATAGACCAAAGCATCACATCTTTACCCTGTCCTGACTCTAACTTTTGCAAATCCGCACAAGGTTCAAGGAGGTTTGCTGGAATCGTTGGTGATAAGTGAGTTGATGAGCTGCACGCCTGTGTCATCAAAACAATGCTGCTGATACACAGGACGATCAATGATCTTTTGCACTGTATGCGTAACTTGCTCGACTTGGACTCGTTGTTTTGATTTTTCAGCTTCATAATATGAGCTCACTTTATTAATTTGATCTTGCTTGACTGCCAAGGCTTTCAGGTGCTTCTGTTCGATCTCTTGGATTTTAGCTATGCACTTCGAATCAGCTTCTTTGAGTTGCCCAGCTAAACGATTGCTGTAAGCAATTTGGCAAACCCATAAAACAAAAAAGACCGCTATAGCGATCCAAACTCTGAACTTCCATAAGGCTATGAACATTGGCATTTATTGCGCCCCCATGCATTTTTGATAACGTTCTTGCTGACGAACCCAAACGCCATAACAGTTGTTGGATCGAATACTGCAGTCACGCTTGGCAACATATTTCCACTTCAATAGAGACTTACATGCCTGCACGTACTGCCCCGCTTTCAAGTTGCGAAGCATGGAAGATTGATTCCAATTCGCTTGGCCGAAGTTGTAGGTGAAGTCTAGATACACGTCATATTCAACTTGGGACAATTTCACTCCCGGCATAGATTTTCGGAATGCAACTTCATCTTTGGCCACATGTGATTTTGCCCACTCCTGCGCAGTCTTTCGAGTGATAGGTGGATCTGTCATTTTGATTTTGGTGCCATCAGGTTTGGTGGTAGACCCAATACCTTGAGTTACCACCCCGCCAGTATCCTTATAGGGTTTTGCTGAGTAGCCCTCCTTCACTTCTAAAGACGTAAAAAAAGCAGCCGAAGCTGCTAATCCCATCACCCAATATTTAGTCTTTGACATTGCACTCCCCATTTAGTTTGCGCTTTTCTAGCTCATGGATTTCTTGCTCACGCTGATCTTTACGCTTTTGAAATTGACGATTCGATAAGAAGTTCATAAAACTGATGATTAAACCGGCTAGACCAATACCTACACCAATTAAGAACCCCCAGTCCCAAGTTGCCAGCCATGAAAGTATTGTGAGACCAGCGCCTGTAGTTGTGGCCACTGGTCCTGATGCGTCAACCATTTGTGCTGCATCTGTCATGCAATTCCCCTATTTCTCAAGACATAAAAAAAACACCCTTTTGGGTGTTGTATAGATTGTGATTTCTTAATGCGGATATTTTGCAGTTGGTGATGTGAAACCTGCAGTTGCATACCGAGCAACCCCTTTTGTGACTCGAACTGATGATAAATACCCTTTAAACTGCCCAGTCGTTGTTGTCGCACCTGATCTATTTCCAAGTGTAAAAATAGTGCCTGGAATGCTATTTGACGTATACAAGTTGCTTGAGCCAGATAAAACGCCATTTACAAATAAGTAGAACACCCCATTTTTTCTCATTAAACAAACGTGATGCCATGTGTTTAGTGAAAGTGTTGCTCCTTCAATGAGAATATTATATGTCCAGCTATATTTTGCTTCTAACCAGATTTGTCTGCCGCTTGTTAGTGACACTGCACAAGTATTATCTGTACCGTCTGCACCGACAAAAAAAATGTAATTTTGTTGCGATGGATTTGCTGTTAAGTAAACATGACATTCAATTGTGAAATCTTGCAAAGCCAATGCTTCGCTTAAATTTGTATTCAGACTGGACGGTGTTGTTGATGTTAAGAATATTGAGCCGTCATCAAATTTTGGCGCGATAGCACTCGGACCTACAATTGATGGGCTGCCATACTTTGATATTGTTTTCGGATTTGCCGACACATCAACAAAATTGGAAGATGGGAAGCTGCTTGCATCTGCAAAGAGAAGAAAATCAACATTCGACCAATATTCGTCAACTTCGCCCGCTACAGCAAGAATATCATTGCTGAACTTCTCAATCCCATTTTTCGTAGCACTGACTCTATAATGCCATCTGTCACCAAGTGCTACATCGCTATCAGTAAATGTATTTTCAATAACATCAACAGCGATCGGTTCGGGCGGGTCAACAATATCAATAGTCGTTAAGCTTTTGTATATTTTAAACATTACTCTTCAAACTCCCAATCAAGCTGAATCGCACCATCTATATAAGCTGCAGTTAGATTGCTTGGCGGATTAAACGAGGCAAACATCGTGTGTTTAACAGCCTGAAAGCTCTCAAACCCGTTACGAATACTTTTCAGTTCAAGTCGAACTGATGTCGTGGTGGTAAGCAATGTGCTTAAATCTATACTGTATGTATCAACAAGACCGATATTTTGATTGAAAAATTCTGACTCAATACTGTTACTATCAATTTCAAATACTTTTAATAGATAGGTTGTGTCACTCTCAATCGTTACACTTGCTTCATAAAAACCAATGATTGCACCACCTGTTTGCTGAATTCTGTTTCTATGTACCCACGATATAGAGATGGAGCTTTCATACTCAGCCGCCCAATACTCACCATTAATCTGAACATTTGCAGGTGGGTAAGGACGAATAGCACGAGACTGAATTTCTACAGCTTGCGCATCCACATCATCTAGACTCAGTACCCCGCTCGGCGTAGTTGTAATGGCTTTAACATCAATAATTTCACCATCCATGTATTGGTCCTGATCAGCTGCCACAAAGTCATCTGCAAAGAACAATATGCTATCTGCAGCATGTGTTTGCGGCACTGTATCTAATGCGCCACGTTTCACGGTAAGCAGCTTGGTCACAACATCAAAGGACTGATAGACCATAGTTTCATCATTGATAAATATCTGACTACCCACACGAACTGAGTCAATATCACCGACATTTTTTACAATGAATGACGAGGACATCCGATCAATTGCTTGATCCAACTTCGCTGTTTCACAGTACTGAATTACTGCTGAATTTTCATAGCCCGATCCTGCATCTGTATGCATTTGTGCATTCAGCGAGTTATTTTGAGGCCGTTGTGCGACAACAGCCACGTAACCAATGTCAGGGTTATGCGCCAACTCATCATCTACAGATCGTTGCCCCTGTGCTTGAACTGCTTCAAGATATGGCAATTCAAACGCTTTGAATACCGCTGGTTGCGGTGGCAATGGTGTGGTATCAATCTTGTCATCAATTGCTACGGTAGAAGTCAGTTCATCTGAGAATGGCACCACTTCGACAAAATCAATACTGACCGTATTGTTTATACCATCACCCAAATTAATGCTCATGATGCGTACAGGCAAATCCACAATATTTTTGCGAGACCAGTTGATCTTCACAATGTCATAGCGATTCCACTTACGTGCCTCGTTGTAACCCGTAGTAAATGTGCCTTTCCAGCAGGGGGTTGTGAATTGCTTAAGTTTCCACTGTGCCACCACTGCGGCATTACGTTGATTCATAAAATACGGAAAATCTGCAGCTTCAGCATTCGCAAACCCACCCGCATTTTTGATTGATGCATTTTCTGCAATCGAAAATGAAGCATCTTTGATATTTTCACGATCATAGTGACTGACGTTCAGATAGTTCTTCACATCTTCAACATTGATTGGATCGATCTGCATGCTCTTGATTTTGTTTTCAGCAAGACTGTGAATTTCTGATTCTTCAAACCAGTCATCACGAAACAGTACCATTTCATAGAGACCTGTTTGACGATTGATGCGAACTCCCGCCTCGATGTGTGAACACAACTCATTAATGGCATCGATACAAGATTTTTCAGTAATTGCCCAGGAAATCCCTAAGCGCTCATCATAGATACGATCAGCAGCTTTTATGAAATTGCTATTATTCACATCAGACTCAGGCTTATTCATTGCAGTGTCATCGGTTAGGATTTCACGGATCTTGTGAATCGGATTAATGTCTAGAGCTTTAATCGCGTTGGCGTATTCAAAGCTATCGATTGCCCTTGTAGATGATGTGAAGTTCCACGAGTATAACGAAGTTGTTGCGCCGCCAATGGTTCCTGTGGCTGTTGCATAAATGTAAGGAAAGATCGTATTTACTTTGCAAACAATATTGATGTAAACGCTCTTTGCTTCATTCTCCCCACCCGTTTTTTGCACGTCATATTTATAAACTGTGCTATCGCCAATAAGCTCGATTTCAAATGTTTTAAAGTTTCCAGAAATTGTTGCGTTAATCTCAATCAAATCAAGTACATTGAGTTCTTCAGAACTCGGGCTAAAATAGATACTTTCTGAAATTGTGGGATTCTCAACGCCACCATATGCTGAACTACCACCATTCCCATAAATCCCGTAGACGGGGTTGTATGTGAATTCAAACCCGCCATGATTGAGTTCGTATATAAAATTAGGAACATCACCTGATAATATATTTGAAACAATTAATTCAACATCCGGTATCTCCGCTTTCGCATCATACCACTGCGGACTGCCATCATTTTTGACATGGATTCGCTTTGGCCAGAGCAACATTTCTTTCATATAGCCTGAATTGCCAAGATAGAAACCACCGCCATACCAGCTGCTATTTTCTTCTAATTCATCCCCAGTGCTCTCAAGTTCTTCCTCTGTTAATCCATAAGCCCCATCAGGAAATCCACCACCATCAAAAAGGATATATGACTGATATGGATAGGCAGAAACTGGCAAACCTTGGGTTTCCATGTATTTTTTATACTGAACGCAAGCTGTTTGATTGTTGGTTCCATGCTTTACCCGCAGAGTTCCATAAACACCACCTTCATTCTCACCATATAAATTTGGCTTCTCGATGTAGATCATTTCACCATTAGAGCCATATGAAATACGCTCATTGGCAATCCATCCTCGCTTATCGAAGTTGATGTTTAATAACTTTTCAATCGGATTGCCAATGAACAAAAGAAAATTGGCAAAGTATTTATACCCTGTAACTTGACTGCTACTGCTTCCGCCCATTTTTTACATACTCCACAACTTGCTGTGCCATTGCATCATTTACTTGTTCAACGATTTCAAGATCAATCCCATTTTCGAGAAAGTCTTTCCAATCCCAACCATGATCCATAAAAAATGCCCGCGATCCACGAGCACACATCCCAGTTTTGCGTAGATCCGACATATAGATTTTCATTTCTTACCTGACTTGGATTTGATTGCAGATGTCCGCTGCCCCCAGATATGCGTCATGTTGCCGTACATGTGGGGACTGCCCGCAATGTCTGAAAATGAAGTGCCTTCATCGGCAATGGTTCCATCCAGTTGATTGGCTTCTTGTTGGTTCTTCTTTTGCATTTTGCGCATCTGGATATAATTCCAGACTCCAACAGCAATGGAGATAACCGCAGCAATAATCAATAAAGGCATATTTTTCTCACTTAATTAAAGCAATCACAGTTGGGTTTTCATTCGGAATAAACGGATGTCCAGCAAAACGTAAATTGTTGGCAAACTTCTCATGACAGGTTTTTAAAGACTGATCACATCCGGGTGCAACACGCACCACATCCCCTACAGTCAAACCAACATGTTGTCGATACAGCTTTGCGCCTGTACCTGATCCAGTGCGCAATAAGGTATGCACCCCGTCTTTCAGCAAAAGCCCGAGATCTAAATAGCCTGCGGCATAGGTTTTGGTTTCCATCACGGGTTGATTAAACTCATCCAGAACTGGATCACCATTTTCATCCAGCACTTGGGTTGGATTGACCGTAAATGAAATATTCAAACCGCTAATTGCAGTGATCGTCACATCAAAGGACCATTCATCAAAAGAAAGACCGCAGAAGCGGTCATAAATGTTGTTTGGGCAAGTTGCCTGAAACTTCCGTACTAAGATATTTCGGTTTAAGTAGGATTCCCCTGTTTCACAAACCAGTGTCATCGTATCCGCAGATTCATCAAACTTAGGCTGCGTCACTCGACCCTTGTGCAAGACCAGCGTTTCGTTATTCAAAAGCTCTAAAATGGTGATGCTGACACCGCCATAAAAGATCTTATTGATGAAGACTGCTTTCAAGTCATCACCCTCTGCATTGAGCAAGCTCATTTGCGGAAAGGTCACTTCGGTATCACATTTATCAATGCTTTCATCTTCAATCGCAGTACGTTGCAAGCCACGCACAGGCAGATATTCAATGCTGTCATGGGTCACTACTTTACGCGCACTGGTGAAGTACCAAGCAGTATCACCATGTTTAAGCTGATACAGCTCTACACGTGTTTTCATGAAGATAGCTCCACAATGGGTACGGTGACTTGGGTTTTACCTGCACCTAAAAACTGAAATTCAATTTGATCTGCATCAAAGCGATGTAACCCCAAATAGCACACCTTTTGAATATCGCCTACTGGCACATTCAAAGCTGGTGAAACCGTCAAGGTTGTGGCTGTTTTGGCAGTAATCGCATGCGCAGTCCAGACATCATTGACCTTGACTGCAATATGCTTTCGATCTGCTTCCAAGAAATATGCGGTATCGGTATTCAGTACGTTATAGACCGTGCCTGTGTTAGTGATGTGCAGATGCTTTTCATAGAGTGGCATCCAAAATGCTTTTAAACGTCCCATGCGTCGAAACAGAAAACGTCGGTATTCATGGAACGCTGACCAGTCTTTCAGCACTGACTTAAACGGCTTCATGTAGCGTGGCTTGGCATGATGGGTAAATTGCTGAAATCCACCAATGGTGCCATCGACAATGCTTTGCTGCTGGGTCAGGGTCATCTCTAAAGAATCACCATCCAAAACCAAAGGATTGAAGTAAATGTCATCGCCAAAGTACTGCGCTGGCACATCGCCATCGCGTTCTGGTAAATCATCAGCAATCACTCGGAAAACCACAGAAGCATTAGACCAGAAGCCACCTGCATTAATAGAAGCATCACCATCAATAATGCAGACCCGCAAAGGCATCATCACTGCATTGGTTGCTGTAATATTTGCTGAGAGTCGAAAGCCATCTTGATATTCTGTTTCCAAGGGCTGAACCACTTCATTGGTTTCAGGATCTCGGATTTCCTCCTGAGTAATGATGTAACGCCCAATCTCAGTGATTTCGACCACCTGAACACCTTCAGTACTCTCAATTAAAGCAAAACCGACTTTTAAGTCGGCTTGAGTGATTGTAGTGTCCAGAATAATGAAATCATCATCAGCAATATCAGGAATACTTCGTTTCACCTGTCTTAATGGAATACCCCAATACTTACGCAAATTTGCATACAGCATATGGAATAGATCCCCCATGGCTTTCTGCATTTGCACGTACTTAAAGCTTAGGATTTGCCGAGGTGCATCACGCAAAGCATTGCGCTCTTCACTGCCATCAAACGACTCATGCACTTCAGTTAAGAACTCAAGCCGTTCTGTAGATTCAAGTAGAGGGCAATTTGTTAATACATGCACCTCACCATATGCTGTTTGTATTTTCATTTTGTCCTCAAATGTTAGGCAATAAAAAACCGCCCAATTGGACGGTTAAAATACGATATTAGATACTTACCCCTGATTCATCGCACCCATGCTATATGCATCAATAGACTCAATATTGACGCAAATATACATACCACCAGAAGAAGGTACTCGTTGAGTCCCCATCATATAAAAAGCATTTGTTAAATGAATCAGTGTTATTTTATCAACCTCTGCCTCCACATCAACATTGCTATCTTCGTCCAACTCCTCTGCTTCATCTTCATCAGGCTCCATAAGACTATTAAGGGCTACGTTTTGATCCGCTTCGTAATAATACTTTCTTGGCACCATATTTCCTGTGATAAGCATTCCATTCACATTTAAAGTTATACCATCAGCACCATCTTTAAACTCTTCAGGAGTTCGATTGATTAAGTAAACAAGATATTTTAACAGTCTATTTTTCACTTATTATTCCTCTAATGAATTAAGCCTTTAACATACCATTTCTTTTTAAATGGTACATGACAACTTTTTCACCTTGCTTGCCATACATTTGATTCATCATGTCATCCCGATTATCAAAGATACCAACACTAATCTTATTATCGATAGGTTGTGGATTTGCCGCCTGAACCTTCGCATTCGCTTGAGCCTGACGTTCTGCCTGTAAATTAGCACAACTCTGAATAGCATCAAGCTGACCTTTAGCCATGCGGTTGGTGTCCTGAGGGGAGACAATTCCTCCATTTGCATAGCCTTTAGGTGGCTGAGATGTTCGCATAGATTCAACAGCAGCTACACCACCCCAGCGTTTAATATCCTCTTGAGACCATACAACTTCACCTTTATGCACAATACCTGCTGGATCGTATTTAGCACCATATCCAGTGAAGCCTCCATCGGAGTAACCTTGTGGTGATAATGCAGACACTGCGGCTTGTAACAAGCCAGTTTCAATAGTGGCGGTAGCAACCGCTGGTAAGTTGTAAGGAAATGGCGCTGAAGCCCATGCTGCTGAGATTGCTGTATAGCTGTTCATTGCAGTTGAGAACAGTGCAAAACCTTTCTGTATACCACCCAAAACCGCATAAGCTGAAGACGACTCATCAACCATCCCCATCATAATGTCTGCAAATTGAGCACCATATGCCGCCTGCAAGCCAATTGATTTGGACTGATAATCCCCCTCGATAACCCTCAATCGCTCATGATGCTCAAACCAGATTTGCTCTCGTAAACGTGCAATTTCTTCCAAGTCAGCATTTGGATCTTTCTCCATTTGATCAACTGAAGACATCTTGGAGTCAAACAACTCTTGCGACGCATCAGTGCGACTAAACCGATCTTGCTCTAAACGCCATTGCTCAGTAGTGCCATTCATATCAGCTTGAATGCCACCCCAGTTCTGAACAGCGCGGTTTAAGCGATTTTTAACTTCCTCTTGCTGCTTAGCATTGCTTAAAGTGATTTCAAGTTGCTTTTGATCTTGACTCAACTTTGAGTTTCTAAGAATTTGCTCTCTTTCAAGGCGATACCGCTCCTCCATTGCCGCAGTTTCAGAAATGAGAGCTTCACGCATTTGGAATAAGCGCTGTTCCTTAGATAGTTGGATTAGTTTTGATTCTTCTTGATATTGCTCATCTAAAAATTTTAATTTTGCCTCTTTAACAACCCCACTAATTCTAGTGTCATTTTCGGCAATCTCCTTATCTTGCTGATAAGCATACTCAAGTTTCTTTTCCTCCGACCATTTGTATTGATTTAGCTCTAAATTTAATGATTTAAAGTATTCTGCCCGCTCCGCCTCAAATCTTTGTTTAGCTAACCCCTCATATTTGGATTGATCTGCTGCTGAAAAACCCGCACCACCTATACGCTTTAATTCATCACTTTCTGCAAAATTAATGTTTTCAAAGTCGGTTGCATATAGATTTGATATTTGCTCACGGTCTTGTTTCTGCTGGTCTAGTAGGTTTTCAGCTTCCCGCTTAGCTTTTTTACTGGCGTCAGATTGAACTTTGGATCGCTTGCTAATACTACTCGCATAACGCTGTTCAGCTCTTGATCTTTCCTCAGTCAAAGCTACGCTACGCAAAGCCTGATCAATCTCTTCTTGCGTAAGAATAGCGCTCTCGCCTTTAGCTTTCTGCAACTCCAGTATTGCTTTGGCCTGTGCTGGCGTTCTGCCTTGATTCATTAAACCAGTAGCGTAAATATCATCAAAAGCTTGAGATTGAATGTTTTTCAAATAATCTTGATGTGCTTTTGCAGCATTGCTTGCCGCAGCCGCATTATCATCTAGCGCCTGTGTGTTCTGATCAATTTGAGGTGCTGCATTGGATGCTGCATTGCCAGATAGAGAAACCTTAATTCCATATACAGCCTGTGCATCAGCTGTCTTTTGGGTTTTGACTCGCTGCTCTTCATATTTCTGATTTAGATCGGTGATTTGATTGATTTGATCTGGTGTTACAAAGTAAAGCCTATTGATCTGCTTAATAGCCTCGTCTTGGCTAACAATTCCCTGTCGAACCTTATTGGAAATATCTCTGATTTTCTCCAAGGATTCATAGCTAACTTGGTTTTTAGCTGCATAATTTTGCAGAGAAATTACGGCACTATTAAACTGCTGGTTTAAGTCATTAAGTGCTTTGTTTTGAGACTCAAATGCAGATGCCAGATCAGACTTTGCACTTTGACGCTGAGCACCCTCTAAAGCCAATAGCTCTTCTTTTGTTTTACTGGCCACCTGCGCTTGTTCTTCAAGCTTTTCATTTGCCTCAGCAGCGCGACTACTGAAATACATATAGCCAGCAGCCAGTGCTGTAACTCCAAGTGTAATCGCTCCAATAGGCCCACCGACCAATGCCAGCATTCTTGCGCCGACTGCTCGACTGGCATTAAGTGCATTTTCAGCAGCAGTTTGAGCCGCGATTGCTACAGTGCTGTTCTTCACAGCAATATTGTGAGCAATCTCCGCTTGAGTTAAGCGCATGGTCGCTGCTGCACGTGCTTGTCGTGTTGTTGCCGAGTTGAATTCAGCACGAGCTAAATTCATTTCGGTGAGCGCCTGCGCTGCCGCCAATCGTGTGCGCTGAACCTCTACAGCAGCCAATTGAGTTTGCATTTGCAAGTCTGCGGTCATGGCCAGACGCTTCTCAATGGTTGCACTGATCGAAGCTTTTACCGCGACCGTTTGAGTCACAATAGCTCTGGTGAGTAATGCTACACCGCCAAGCATCCCAATATTTGCAACCGCTTCTAGATTTTGACCTAACATCGAGATTGACGAGGTGAGGATCTGTGCTGCACCAGAAGCTTGTCCCGCCTCGCCTGTAAATTTAGTTACAGCATTATTCAGTTGAGATAATGATTGACTGATCGTGATATCGGTCTTTCCAAATAACTCATCAACACTATCTCCAGCTTTTAACAAGGCTTCAGTGATAACATCTCCAGTTAATTTTCCATCAAGCATCATTTGGCGCAGTTCACCGCGGGTTACCCCAAGCCCTGTTGCCATAGCGTTTAATAAGCCACCCGCACCATCAACAAGTGAGTTGAATTCTTCCGCACGAAGTACTCCGCCATCAAGCGCCTGACCATACTGGAATAATGCAGCCGAAGCAGCCTCAGCATTTGAACCACTAATCGCAACAGCTTTGGATGTAATTTCTGTGAGTCGTGCAGTTTGTGCTTGGCTTAAGTTCAATGTTTTGGCATTAGACATGTATTTTGAATACACATCGTTTACTGCGCTCCAAGCTGACGCTGATCGTTGTGCAATGGCAAAAGTATCAGCCATTGCTTGGTTTAATTCTTCTTGGCTTTTGGTTACCAATTTAAGCTTATTGTTTATGCCTGTGTAGGCATCCATTTTGCTAATAGCCGAGCCGACAGTAACAAGCCCTGCCATATAACCCGCAAGATTACGCACAGATACAGACATGCTATCCATAGACTTTGTGGCAAACTCGCCCTTCTTTTCTATGCTTTCCAGTTCTTTAGCGAGTGCCTGAGCATTTTGCTTGGCATAAACTGAGTCAATCTCAATGACTAAGCGGCTTTTTTGTTCAGGCATTTTGCTTTCCTTTAGGCAATAAAAAACCCCGCTTTCGCGAGGCTTGGGTGTTTAAAAGTTGATTAAAGTGTCTTGTATTCAATCATCATTTGATCAAAAGCATCTTTGAAATTGTCTAGCGGCTCTTCATCATCTTTATTGGATTGATAGGGCCATTCTTTAAATCTTGTGTATGCAATTTTTCCAGATTTCATTTGCTCGATGGCTTTCCGTGGATTCTTTATACTACCTTCCGTGCCATAAAGAGTCTCGTTGCTGTCAACTTTTAATGCACTATTTGAGCTTGGGAAGTGATTTGAACCAACTTTCACTAGATAATTGCCATTAATTACACTGACTGTAATCTGTCCACGAAGTCTATAAAGGGTGCATTGTTTTGCATTATTAAATTTATCTTTCTTGCAGCTACTAGACCAATTCCCAAGTAGAGATGGATCGTGCGAGATAATTTGCTCTATTGATTGATTTGGCTCTTTAGGTGGTTTTGCTGAAAAAATCGTAGCGCCTGTTTCATCTTTTAAAACATACAGGTCTTGAGCTGCTGCCAAGGTTCCCGAGAGAGATAATATTAGTAATATCAGTAATTTCATAAGTATGCCTCACGACACCAGCCAAATAAATGCAACTAAAATCAAAAACCCAACAATGCCGCCTAGAATCCAATCGGATAACGGGTGCCCTAAGACATTTGAGTCATCTTTAGCTTGATAATTAATAGTATCCGTCTTTAGATAACTTGGTTCAGGATATTTTTTTTCCAGATCTTTTGTTTTAGGCTCAACATATATAACGCCCTGATATTTTTTATTTTTAGCCTCTCTTTCTTCAAAAAACTTTTTGTTTATCTCATCTGAATTTGTTTCTGGCATTTGGCGGATATCTTGGCTATCAGCACTTTCTAGCTCACCATCCTCTAGATTCGGCATCATAGGAAAATACACCTCAACAAAATCCCTAATAGAAATAAAATCATCTCCTTGTAAGTGATTAAGCAAACTCAAAAACCTATTGAAATCAGAGTCTTTGTAGGCTCGATTAAAATATGCGTTAAGCTTTTTTTCAAGTGTATTTAAAGGGCGATTAGCAGAGTAATGTGTTTTGTAGGTGTAAGACAAATGGCTTAAAGCGTTCTTATGCTTGCCTTCTATCCTGAGAATATTCGCCATATCCTCATGCGGAACTGAATCTAAAACTAAGAATTGCAAAGGCTTCCAATTATTAGCAACCGCATGCTTCTGATAATAATGCTTCTGCTGATGTAGATAACCCCATGCTTCATCAAATTTTTTATCTTTTATCGCTTGTTTTGCTAAATCTTTTTGTTCAGCAGCTTCACCAAGATAACCCTCAAAATCTCCAAGTTTCATATCCTGCTCTATTGATTGTAATTTAACACACGATACTAATTCTTCGGTCAAAAAGAAACCCGCCTAAGCGGGTTTGGGTTTTACTTGCTTCGATATTCAATCGCTAAGCGTTCTCGACAACTCAAGTGCCAATTGAAATACTCTATCTTTTCTCGCTGCTGTTTTAATTCAGCTTTATTAATAAAGTGGTAAGCAAACATAGCGCCATCACCAAAATGATCATGAACAGCACCTGCCATATTTGGACTTAACTTACGAATTGAATCACCAAATTCTTTCCACCAGTCACGCAGCCAAATCATGTGCCAAGCAAGACCTTGAACTGATTGAAGGTATTGAGCATCTACCTCAACAACAGATGGTTTTGTTGAATTGCTAGTTTTGGCTTTAATTTGCATCTCCAAGAGATACTTAACCGAATCCTCAAAATGAATAGCCAAAAGCTCATGATAGGAATTAATTTTGAAATGGCGATTGTGTCGTGTCCATACTTGAGCACGCAACCCCTGATTCCCATCAACCTTATGATCAATGATTTTGTGTAAGGTGTCTTTCTGCTCTGGTGAAATTGTTTGACGGCTCTCTATCTGAGTGTTCAAGACCTCACGATCTAAGATATCCAACACCCATTTACGGAATTGTTTAGCGATTGCTGTTTTGGAAAACATAGCGATTAAGTGGGCACCACGTAGCGAGAAAATACGGTTTTCCATTTCAACTTTACCAGTCTTTCTAACGACACTCATTTTGAGGGTCGTTGTCATTGATGAGTTAAACTCATCTTTATTACGCTCATACACCTGAGTAACAGCATCAGATTTTGCATAACCCAATGCGCCAGCTAATTCACTTGCGGTTAGCCAAATTTGGCCATTCTGTTGAACTGGTGAAAAATTTACATCATTAAAACTTAATGCTAAACTTGTCATACGTTTACATCCTTAGTGATGGCAGCTAAACCTTGCGTTTGATTGGTAGTCGGGCAAGGTTTTTTTGTGCCTGTTGAATTCATGCTTTCGCACTCTCTTTTTGCTCTTGGATTCTTCGCCAATCTTCAACAATTGCATTTATTTGTGCTGCAATTGAAAGCCGATTGATTTCCGCTGCTTTTTTAACAGCATTTAGATTCTCATGAGCCATCCGAATGTTCATTTGTTTGTCGTGTCGCGCCATCTCACCCTCATTTATAGCATATATGCTTTATAGCATTTTTACTTTATAGCAGTTGTGATTTATTGTGTAAAGCACTTTTGCTATATATGATATAAAAATTAAGTAACGGTTAATTTTTTTATGGCAAAAGATTACACGCAGGTTAACTTTCGAATTCCAACTGCTTTAAAAGAAATGGTTGAGCAGTCTGCTGCGGAAAATGATCGATCTATTACTGCTGAAATTGTTTATCGCCTCGAAAATAGTTTTAAAAATAATGAAAATACAGAAGTCACAAAAAGGCTTCTCGAAGACGCAATATTGCAAACATTGAGGGCAGTTAAAGAGGATCCTAATTTAATCAACAATCCACGAGTTACCGTAATCGCCCAGAAAGATGCTGACTCAAACGAGGAAAGCAGGGTTACGCTTGTTAATTCAAATAAGAATGAAGATAAAAACACCCCTGAAACACCCCCACCCTCAGGACAGGACTGGCGTTAATAATGTCATTGTTAAGAATAAAAGCACCCTAGGGTGCTTTTCTTTTAGTGACAGTGTCTATCACCTGTCTTGTGATTTGTATGACATCCACTACTATCTGTGCCACCGCTATGAGCAAATACAGTTGATGTAAAAGTTGCCATCAAAATAACTGCTAATATTTTTTTCATACATCTACCTTTAATTGATCCAAGGAACATTTTGATGTGGTCCATAAATGTAACCTTCACTAATCCAGAATTTCCCATTTTCATTTGGTCCATAAATGAAACCACTATCTATCCTATGTCTTACCGTCAACAACCACAGTTTTAAGTTTCATAAGTCATCCGACCCTATTTCTAAAATGAGCATCTGCTCGTTACGCTGTCCGCATCCGCTTTCAGCAGGCAATAAAAAAGCACCTCGAAAGGTGCTTTAATAAATATTTTTCAGCGAGTATTTGCTTACTAACAGACCCCCGAAAGTGAATAAAACTTGCTTTGATTAAACATTTCAGAAATTAAAAACCAAGTTAATTCATCATCTTCTCTTAGGACTTTGTTTCGAACAACTACCCCACTGGAATTAACTATAGCATCAGCGATAGGAGCAATATTATTACTAGAGCAATTAACTTTGACTTTTATAAAACGCTTACCTAACCAAGTTAGACGACCATTACGTTTCATAACCCCAGTGTACATTAAGGAAACTACAGGTAGGCCATCTCCATAATATTCCTTTTCAGTTTGCCCAATGTAAGTGGCATCAGAGACATTCTTCCCTAATAAAAACCAGTTAACTCCATTTACATTAACTTTATTTGAATCCGAATAAAGAGTTGTTCTTGTGCTTTTTGCCGATGATACCTTTTTGTTTGTATCAAAATTTTGAAAAACGCTACCAGATGGAACTCTATTGTAATTTTGCGACTGATATGAATAATTCTTAGATTGTTCATAGTTGTAATTTGATGAATAATTTGGAGAAGTTTTTGTGCCTGGCTTGCCAGTGTATGGATTAACATTTCCCACTGTGCTCCAATTGTTGTAAAAATTTCCGTCAGGATTAGAACGCATGTGGGGGCGGACATATGTACCATCTTTTCGGTAATAACCGCGGACAGAAACATCCGCAAGTACAGACGAACACAAACAAATAAAAAGCACGAAGGTAATAAGTGATCTAAACATAATTCTACTTAAAATACACATTAATTAACATTATACATAATGACACAGCAGCTTTATTATCATAACCCCATATTATCAAACGTATTTCCATCAATTCGTTTTAACTCTTCCAACGTATAACCCCGCTTATTCAATGGATCGGCGAACTTATCCAAGCTGTATTCACCTTTTCGGTACAACTCAAACTTCGATTTACCCAACCACTGACGCTGAAATGATTCATCCTGATCATCAAACCAAGTCTTAAACGATGTGTTTGCGTCAACCTGACCAATAATGCCGTCACGCTGATCCTTTGGAATGTCTTTGACCTTTCTCGCATCAGCCACAAATGGTCTTAAGCCTGCGACATTTCCATCCTTATCACATGGCGCATAAGTCGTGCGGTTATGTGGATGAACTGGAAAGCGTGGTCGTTTCGGATCATCAATTGCGTATATAGTCCCATCAATAGATGCGCAGTACTTGCAAGTACGACCATCCAAAGTGGCTACAACCTTCACATAGTTATAGCCGAGTGCTTTATATGTGTCGATGTAAGTCGCATTACTGACATGACTTCTGGCGGTTCTAACTTGGCGTTCTATCGAGCTTCGACTTGATTCAAGCAAGCCATCCTTATAATCAAGTGACTTCTTGCCCTTAATCCTCTGAATAATCTGCTGATTGGTCTGCCCTTGTGAAATACCATCACGAATGACGTATTCCACTTTTTTTCTGAGTGAAGCAGCAATTTCAGCAAACAGGTATTCAACCAACTGACCGCCAGCAAATGGTGTGCTTCTTAAGGTCTTGTAGATTTTCTCTGCATTAACAACAGCAGCAGATCCAGCAATCAACTTTGCAGAATACGAGGCTTCATAGACCGCCAATTGCAAAGCAGATTTATCGAACTGCTCAAACAATTCCACATCTAAAGATTTGAACCACTCATTCAGAATGACCCGAATCTCTTCGATATTTTTGCTGGTCTTACTCTTTCCTGAAAAGTTGATGCTTTGCAGTGCTTTCCGCTCTGAATCCGACAATTCACCCAAAAGCTCACTGAGTCGCATCAATTGCGCATCAGACAGCTTGTTAAATGCCACTGTCAGCTCATTAACAACTTGAGACGATGCTCGATACAGATACGCTGAATGCTGGCTCAGCGCATCAACTAAGGCTTTCTGCGCTGAAGTGTTCATGCTATATACCTATTTCTTAAGCTTGGGGATTGGCATCCAATGTGTCACATTTGGTGTATGGCCAGACCAATATTCAGTCGTTAAATCACCACGGCCGCCCTTCCTTAAATACTGAACTTCTGGATCTTCATCAGAATTAATATCTACAGTTAAGACTGACTCACTAGCACCAACAATACCGCCCTTATCAAACGGAATGATCTCAGGCATTCTTTCCTTACAGCTTATCCATTCCATCATTCATCCTCACCATTAGATGGATTATTCATCCCACCATCTGTTTGCTTTTCAAGTTTCTTCACCACATCTTCCCACTTGTCTTCAGGGAGCGTGCCTGTTTGCTCGTAGTGATACCAAACATACCAAGGGATACTTTCATTCAAGCAAGCCTCATAAATCAATCGAGAGCGAACAGGATCATATTTAGGCTTGTTGAAGTCTTGTGCAATCGTAAAGCTAAGTTCATTCACCTTGAAATCATGCTCTGGCATCACGAATTTCGCGCACCAGCGTAATGCATTGGTAAATGCTTCCGAGACGTTCGCCACAACTAATGACAAAACGGAATGTTGAATCGAACTATCGTTATCAGCTTGAGTGGCTGTTTTATTCGCTGAACCCACCTCGATTAAGCGTGCACCTAACTCTTTCATCTGATTCCACTTGTCATTCATTCGCTCATAAGCCAATCCATTCTTTTCAGCTTGAACCATCTTGGCATCTGTTGGGATACCGGAACGACTACCGACACTTGCACCTGATTCTTTCACCATCTTGTACTGTTCGGCTGTAATGTTTGGAAAGCATAAAGTTGGCTGACCTACAATAAATGCTGATTCCTCCACATCGGCGGTGCTGGCATAGTAAGAAAGTTCCATCACTGCCAATTCATAGACTGGCGCAGTACCTATCTCGTCAGAATTGTCCATGGCACCGCAAAAGGTAAAAGGAATATAGTCCCATGACATACCATGGTAGTCTTTAGGGGTGAATTTCTCCCCTTCTACCCACTCGCCCTTATCATTCTTGGTATGGATCTGTACCGTATAGACATGACCACTGGTTGTTTCTTCCAAGGCTAAGATGCGATATTGATCCTTGGTCTCAACAGCAAACCCGTTGCGAGTTTTCACAGTCTCAAGCAACTTCACGAAGCTCAGCTTCTTCTGGTTGCCCACAATGATGTAATCCCAGTCCTTGATTGCAGCCGCTTTAATGATATGAATCATCGGAAAAGCACCTTTTGCCTTTTCCTCTTCCTTATTTTTGCTTGGCGCAACTGCTGGATAATCTACATAAACACCACAACGGTAATTCTTATTGACCAATCGTGTGGCACGTTGTGCACACTGCCAGATAGATCGCCCTGCACCGTCTGCATTACGCTCCAAATACTCCAGCTCACTTGGTCGATTGAAGACTGGTGTTTTTCCGAATGCCAAACCAATATGACTAGCAAGTGTGCGACTGGTTACACCCGGAAAGATTGCGCGAAGAAGATATTCTTCATATCGACCTTTCCCACTTAAGTCTTTTGGTGACTTAAATAAGGTTGGTAATGGCAAATACGCTTCCCGCTTTTCTTTGATAACTTCCTGACCACTACAGACATCATCCAACTTATTCCAAGTCTTAATGTGCTTATCATAGTCAGCATGTGTTGTAGTAATACTCATATTAGAATCCAAATATTGGTAAATCGATTCGGGTAACCGGCTTAATGATTGGGAATCTTTTTGCTATCGGATAACCGCCAGCATCACCCACATGGTCCAGTCCTGACTTCTTATCAGGCATGCCAAAATCATCGTAAATTTGCTGTTCTAGTGTTTCAGTGAATCTCGGGCACTTGTTTGTATTGACCATCAATGTCCGCTCACCTTCACCATTTAGGATCAGGGCATTCACCGCATTGATTCGATCTTTAATCGCTGGATTTGTTCCATCAACCTCAACCGTAAAACCTTTGTCTCTTAAAATCTGATGATCAGACTCACTGCTATTCTTTGACGACTTAGCTTGACCTGCAGCATCAGGAATTACAGTCATTTCATGAAATGGAAAACGCTCAATCAATAACTGAGCCATGGTCGGTGTATCTCGAACTCCTACCAACTCATCCAATGCCAAAGGTTTTCCTTCCCGAATCACATAGACCACAGCGGCCATCTTAAGGACGTTAAAGTCCATGCCGATGATTAAAGGCTCATGTGGCTGAATTTCAGCATCCGTGTGATTAAGCTTTCGATCAAAATCAGGATAAACAGCACCACTTGTCAGGTTTACGAATTGACCTTTCAAATAAGCCGAAATCAACTGAGGTGGATATGATTCAAATAATGATGAAATGTAATCTTCAGGCAGATTGTTTTCATTATCATAAGTCGAAGCCTGAATCATTCCATATAAAGCACGTTTGGCTGGCGTTGAATTGGCTTCTTTCACAAACTGCTGATAAGTGAATTTAAAGCCTTCAGGTGTGGTTGCCACATCAATACCATTGATCAAACCTGCTTGCTTAAAACGCATACGAGCAATGATTTTCCGCCATGCCTGCTGCGCTTTTACTGTTGGCATCACATCCAGCTCATCAATCAGAGCATGCCCAATCTTAAAACCTACAATCGTTTGCGGTTTTTCCATGGATCGGCAAATTATCGTGCTTCGATATTGCCGACCATAGTAAATGTCCACTTCTTTGTTTGATTCGTAGATTTTGGTCTTTAATCCCCAATCAAATGCAACCTCATCAATTGTTGGGAAAAAGATGTCTCGGATCTGCGGATAGGTTGGCGCAAAGTAACCCAATGGCACTTTGGGAAATTCCCAAGACTTATCGCATAAGCTTGAACACCCAACCCAAGTTTTACCACTACCAAATCCAGCCACAAACGCACGAAACTTATTTTTCAGCTGTAGAAAGTTAGCCTGAGGTATGTTCAGTGTCGGATTGATGTTCGGCATTTGCTTTACTCGCGTCTACAACTTGAATTGTGACTTTCACTGGAGTTGGATCAACACCCGCGCCATCTTCACCATCACGAATACGTTGAATTTCCAATTTCTTGATTTCTATGTCCAAGAGCTGTGTGTCATGTCCTTGCATCTCATCCTTAACCTGCTTAATGATGTTCTGCTTCATGACTTTGTTTTTGCCCCAACTGTCATACATTTTCTGCAATTCATTGAGGCGGACAGCTTTATTGGCTAATGGAATGTCATACACACTGGCTTTAAATTCAGCCCTTGTACTTTCAAAAAGGTCTTTCAGTTTTTTACTTAAATTGCGCCCAACGTACTTTGTTGGATCATATGCAGCCACCTGTTGACGGCTGACTTCTATTTTAAAATCCTGTTTTACAGCATCTGCCACTTGTTGAGGTGTTTCAAAGCAGGCAAGAGACTGGACTATAAAGATTTTTACAGGCTCTTTGAGTGCTGCCATAAACACCCCTTTGTAAAATGACGTAAAACTAAACAGGCAAAAAAATTAAGCCAACTTCAATAAACACGTACCGCATGCATGAGCAATGTTTGATTTGGAAATTGTTGGGCCATCATTCGCAAGCTCTACCATTTTCTGAACGTCGGCTGATGCACCGTAACGCTGAACAACTCCGTGGAACTCTTCGACATCATGACCACGTAAAAACAACTTTGGCTCACCCATTGATGTGTATTCAAACTCATCGGTGTTTTTGTTCTTCTTGTGTCCAATGTGATAAAGCTCATGCTCAATCAAGGCACAAAAATCTATATCACTCATGACCTGACATATACGAGCATCCAATGTGATGATGTATTTAGGTACATCCCCAAACCACTCAATCAATTGCAGCTCTTGGCGGTCTCGCTTCCAACCGCTCACATTGATCATGACTCGCTCGGTCTGACCAAGCACACGACGATCTTTTGCCTCACACTTTGTATAAGCCCAAAGGAATGAAATCTCAGGAGGCTGATAGCTCAATAGGTGCTCATGGTCTGGATTGTAAAGATCACCCCACTCTTCGAGAAAGGTTGTTTGTATCCATGGCCACAAATCATTATTTGCTGATTCAAAATGAAGTAACCCACCACTATCTACAAACTCATCATCCTCTACATCAGTGTTTTGGCTGTCTTGTATTGGTGGTAACGGTCTTTTCATTGTCGCTGCTCACCATATTCAAATAAAAACTTTAAATCATCAGGCGTCATCAAATAACACCCCTGCTTATTGCACCACCCATGAATATCGTTCAGGTACTCAGTGAATTGCTCTACCGTTGCCTCAGTCGTCGTGATTAGCTCATTTAATCCATCAGCAACATTGTCATACATGGGATGCTTTTCTTCTCGTAGCACTCGCATGGCTTTAAATGTCTTGCGGTATTGACCTACATCATCACGCTCATAAATCACTGATAGAAACTTGCGCTTGAAATAAAGATGCTCCGAGTCTTTATCTGTGCCTTGGTGTTTGGACCATTGAGAAAGGTACATCCAGTACAAGCGGTTTTGTGCTTTTGATCTATCCTCAGGCTTCTGATCAATCACCACCCTTAACGGCTTACCCTCATTAATCGCCTTGGTGTAATTGCTATGCATGAAGCTGATAGCTTTGGTGATGTCTGAATGAGTGTTAATCGGGAATACCGCTTTATCCATCAAAACACCTCTTTACTTTCCACCCTAAGCATCCGATTCGTTCGCTCTAACCACTGCTCAAACATTGCCTCACTCTCTGCACGACCACCTAATTTGAATTGATCAAATTCACTATGGCATGAGTGGCACAATGGGATCGTATAAGCATCATCAGCTTTGATTGATCTACCCTTGCCATGCTTTGAGCTGTTTGAATGTGCGGCTTGACTGTCTGGATTGCCGCATCGAATACAAGGCAGATTTCGTATTGCCACCAGTCGCTTGTTATCGCGCAT